AGCAGTCCAATTAGTACCACTTAAACTTGATACGTCCAAAAGTTCATCACCTGTATAAGTCTTTACAGAGTGTACCCTTGCATCACTTGTTGCAGTAGGAGTAAGTAGTATAGTAGCTTTGTCTAATAAATCATAACTATCTATATCAGAAACAATAGCTCTTGAATCAGCAAGATTCTCACTATACGTTGACCTTCTTGCTAATTTTGATAATAAGCCACCTATTTCGTCAATAACTCCTTTTGCTACACTTAAAGCTATTCTTAATCCTAACATATTAATCTTCTGTATATACTACTTCCATAGTAGCGTTAAACCTTGCTGTTGTTGCTTCTGCTGCACCTGCTGATATAGTAACTATAATAATATCTCCTGCTGAGAATGTTTGAGTGCTACCCAATCCACCTGCCGAGAATACATCTGTTGTAGTATTACCACCACCAACTTCACTAGCTGTACTACCTAATTGAGTAAGGTCAATAGCTGCTGCACTTTCATCAACAGGAGTTCCTTTGTAAATCTTAAAGTTTACAGTTTTACCGCTTGTAGCTGCCACAACACCGCCAAAAGCATTGATGTATCCATCTCTAAGGCAATATAGTTGTGCTTGTGCAACAGCATCTTGTGCATCAGCAGTAGCATCAGTTACTATTGTATCCCAAACGTGAGTAGAGTTACCTGAATATGTAGGTGCATACTCGTCAGTTGTGCTTTGACTAAAGAAACCATTAACCCTAACGAAGTGAGTTCGTCTAAGGTTATCATCTGCCCAAGTCAAAGCATTGCTACCATTCTTAGTAAGAACAGTATTAGCCGATGCTGTGCTAAAGTCCTTTGGAACGTGAAGCTGTGAGTTATCTAAACTACTATGTTCGTTACTAGCCATATTATCTTGTATATCCTATGCAAATACCGCTTGTTAATGTAATCGCTGTTACTTTACCCAAGAACAATGTAGTTCCCGCAGGTAAAGTAGTTTGTAGAGCAGTTTCACCCGTACAACCATCAACAGCAATGCTTGATACTACACTTTCCACAGGGAAATGTATGCAGTAAAAACTTTTGCTTGTTTGAGCAGCAGTAGTAAATACCTCAACATCACCAACGGTGTGTCCTACCATTCTCATCAACGATTCATTATCATCTAAAAATCCTGTTGCCATTTTATCTTATTTTATTTGTTTCTATCGTATGCCCAATTTTTTAAAGCAATATAGTTTTTGGAGTAAGGGCATTCTTTACTCACATCTTTGCCTTGTGGTTGTTTTATTGCTCTTGCAATATAAGCAATAGCTTTTCTAGCTTCAGTAGCATCGTTAGATGTCCAATCAGCTTTTTTCTTAGAAAGTAGTTTTAGGTTTCTGTTTATAGCATCTCTACCTAAACTAGCCTTTTTACTACATTTATTCTCAGACCATCTCTTTAGTTCTGAGTAACTCATATTCACAGACTTCTTGTACTCTGTATATGTTTCATCAATCTCCTCTTGAGAGAAAGCATTTTTAGCAGACTTAACTTCAGAAATCAAATCACTCATCATCTCGTTGATTAAATCCATAAGGTCAAGTTGGTTTTCGTCAAACTCATCGTAAGCACCACCATCGTGTTCTTTACCGCACATCCAAGAGCCATCAGGCATTTGGTGTTCATATCCATCAGGACATTCCTTGTTCTCTCTAAATACGTTTTCTTCTTCCTTCATTAGTAGAATATTATTCCGTTCATCTTACTAGCTATATCCGTATCAGGCATAGAGCTATCTCCATCTTTACCATACAAAGGATAGTTATTTACTTGGTCTTGATGTGTAATGTAAGCAATCATATCGTCAAGTAAAACTTGTGCCTTTCTAAATGTATCACTTTTCATTTGATTAAATTGCTCTACATTTGCAGGAGTGCTAAAATCGGAAACGTTAACAACTAATCCTGCCGATGTTGTGTTGTACTGAATCTCATTCATAACCTCAAATCTAACAAACCAACATAATGCAGGTCTAAGGTAGTATTGTAAAAGCATTGAGTTGGCTGCTGTAAGAGTTCCTGTGCTATCGTTCTGTATCTTTAGCTCCTCATACATATCCAAACCAAGCTCAGGCTTAATGTGTGCAAGTTCAGCAATTTCAAGGATAGCATCGCTAATCAAAGCTGTATCTGTTGCTTGATTAGTAAACGCAGTAGATATAACCTCTGAAGGTGTTACAAACTTATCATATTGTCTTACATTAGCCATTCTCTTGTTGTCTTTGTACGGTTATTGTTTGTCTATCTGATATAAGTAATTCACCATCAGGAATGTTAGGCAAGTCTTTATTAAGCATTGCTCTTTGCTCATTGATAGTCAATACTTGTTTAGGGTCAATATCTGCAAGGAATGAGATAGGCGGTTCGTAAGCTACCGTAAGGTCACTTGTGTCAATACCCATCTCTGCATTGATAACCCTTTTAATCGGCTCTAGCAAGATGTTAGTAGTATCTCTAATAACAGTTGACATAGCTAAGTCATAAGCTATTCTAATCTCACTACCCGTATTGTTCATCTTACCCGATGATACGATACCACTCAAGGCAGGTTGCCATCTGTGAGCGGTAATTATGTTTTGGTCGGTTAACTTCTGTAAGTCTAAGAAGTCACCATCTTCCTTGTTGGATATAATCTGAACATCAGTTCCTCGACTATCCTCTCCATTCTTTACAAGGAATAATATCTTTGAGTTGTTACCACTACCTGTTAGCGTTTCTTTAGCAGTTTCAACAAACTTTTCGGCTTCTGATTCGCCAAAATCGCCATTAACGGTAACAATAGCGGAAGGACTAAATCCATTCTTAAATGATGTATGGTTAAATTTACCAATCTCATAGTCTATTGCTATGTGTTCCAATGCAGCTACATAGTCAGGTAAACCATAAAAGTTAAATGTACTTTCGTAATCCTTGTAATGTATAATAAAACTGCTGTTAGAAATCTGTGGGTAAACAGGTATTCTTTGAGTTTTCTCTTTGTTCTTTCTGTAATTAGACCAATCAGAGTTGAAGTAAACGTACTTCTTATTTTTAGAAACCCTAGCTGTTGAAGCATCTTTATGATAGAAGTTTACACCGCCATCATATACAACACCTTCTAAGAAAGCATTACCATAAGTATAATAGTCGTCAGCTAGTTTTTTAAAGCAGTCCTTTAAACTTTCTCCATTAGCGTTTACATCTTCAATAAAACCACTTAGAGCTTCATTGTCAGTAATAAAACCACCACCCGTAGTGAATGTAGTTTTCTGTGCTAATACAGACCTGTGTGTAGAAGATTGTCTTTTTAGTTCAGCTAAGTATTGAGGAAATAAGTTATCCTTACCAAAAGGAATAAAGTCCTCTCTTAGTCTGTCTAAATCCTTAACCTCAGTATCTACCGTAGGAGTAGATAGATTTACAAAAGCATACTTAGTATTAAAACTACTCTTTGTCGGAGTTGTCTTTACTTGATTCTTCTTTTGCTTTTGATTTGGTTTTCTTCGGTTTTGCATCTTCTTTGCTTACAAGGTTAGTAAATCCCAAGTCATAAACCTTCTTTAGTTCATCTTGAGTTGCATTTGCCCACATAACTTTAAATCCGTTAAAAACGGTAAGACCTTCTTTTAATGTTGATTTATACATATTGCAAGTATAATAAAAAAAGAAGGAAAGGGCAAATTGCCCAATCCATTACTTTTTAGTTAATTATTATGATAAGGTAACTGTTCCTGATGATTGATTAACAGTAACTGTACTTGTTACAATTCTTGGAAGCTCACCTGAACTACAAGAAATTGTTACAGTAACACCGTTTTCTTCACCAAGTGCTGCACCTGTTCCACCTTCGATAGAAGTCAATGTAGCATACATTTGTGAAGCAAAAGCATTATCTCCTGTTTCGTGTCCGTAAGCCTCACTAATACCTACACAGTATTTGTTGTCATTATGGTCAACTACTACTGCTGCAAGTCTTTTACCTAGCAAATCTTGTAGGTTGCTAAAATGCTCAGTTGAGCAGTTAGGAACATAAAAAGATATAGTATGCTCAAACATAACAACACCATTTTCTTTAGAGCCACTTGTAGATAAAGAACCTGTACCTTGTTTAAGGTCAAAGTTAGCTAAATCCTCAGATTGTGCTAAAGCAACACCGTGAACATCAGTAGTATTACTAAATGTAGGAGTTAACTTATCCAACTCACAAAGTGCAATGTGTCTTAGACCACCTCTTTTTTCAATATCAGAGTTGACTACAACTAAATTTTCTATTGCCATTTTATTATTTTTTTAATAGTTAAAAATTAAGGGGGAGTATTTCATCCCCCATTAATTAAATTAATTACGATATTGCATTAGGAGTATAATATACAGCTAGTTTAGGGTCTTTCAACGCTACACCAACCATATAAGCAACTCTAAAACGATACGCTTTGTGATCCATAGAATACCATTGCTCAACAGAGTTCTCATCGAAGTCAGTACCTACAACAAAAGCATCTTTTGTAGTTAGTAAAGCTCTGTGAGTTTCAGCAGCAGCAGTACAACCGTTGATTTCTGCAACATCAGCAGCGATTGCTACATCCCAATCTCTACGTACAATGATAGGAATACCTCTGTAAGTTAAGTTAGGAACACCGTTAACCATAGCACCGTAACCCGCAGCAGCAAAGCTAGAAGATTCTAAAGTTGAAGCCATATAGTCATCAGCGATATCACCTGATACAAAGAATACGTGATTTCCTGCTTCTAATAATTCAGGAGCAGCAGAATCATAAAGACCTTGCATAATTTTAAGACCATTACCCGCTACTAAAGCAGCATCGTCAGCCTGTGTAGTTAAACCACTATATTCTCTTGTTAATGCAGTTGCACCTGCTTCTTTAGCTACTTGGAAGATACCATCATAGATACCGTAGTCAGCATCAGCTTCAGCAACATCTGACAACCATAGTTGACGATTAAAGTCAGCTTTTACGCCTTGTCCAATTAAGTCAAGAAGAATATTCTTAACAACAGAGCCTTCAACATTATCAAACTCGTGTCCGTCACGCATCAATTGACCTTTCATCTTATTGAAAAGCTCGTTTGCTCTAAACTCAATCTCAGCTTCTACACGAGAAGGAGTGATTGTAATTGTAGCACCTTTATCTACATCAGATTCAGCAGAGAAAGCATCGTTTGTGAAAGCCTTTGTAATCTTTCCTAATTGATTGAACTTGTCAATCACAGTAGTACCTTTAATGTTAGGTAATACTTCCATATATTGCATATAATCCTGACCCATAAAGATAGGTTGGATGATTGCTCTGTTTACATCATACTGCTCAACAGTTGGTAAACTTGTTAATTGTAAAGCCATATTATATTATTTATTAATTATTTTAAAATTGATTTAGCAAAAGCATCCCAAGCGTTAACTACAACATCACTTTCGTTGATTGCAGGGTCGCTTTCTACTTCTACATTAGTTTCAGTAGCTTCTAATTTAGCTAATTTAGCTTCCATATCAGCAACTTTGTTAGTTAAGTCAGCAATAGTGCCTTCTTTCTCACCAACAAGACCTGCTAATTCTTCTTTTTCTTCACGCAAAGAGTTAGCGTTTTCTTCTAGTTCTTCTAGCTTATTAACGATAACCTCATTGTCAGAAATAGAAACAGAAACTTCTTCAGCAGGAGTAGAAACATTCTCTCCTTTTACAGCGTTTAAGATTTCCTCTTTAACACCGTTGAACCAAGTTTTTAATTCTTCAGTCATTTTAATTGATTTATTATTATTATTTAATTTCAATTTATCATTGACCTCTTTCTCGTTCACGTTAGTAAATTTAGAAAGGTCAAAAGATGCAGCAACTTTCATAGGCTCTGTAATAGTATCTATAAAGCCATATTCCATTGCTTCTTGACTAGACAACCAAGTTTCTTTATCCATCATATCCGAAAGAGTTTCAAACGAAAGGTTTGTTTTCTTAGAATAGATTTCCATAATCTCCTCTTTTATCTTGTCAAGTAAATCAGCAGTCTTACGCATATCACCTGCTTCACCTGCCGATTGTCCGAAAGGATTGTGAATCATAAAGAATCCGTTTTCTGACATCTCAATATTATCTCCCGCCATCGCAATAACAGTTGATATAGATGCAGCTAAACCTTCAATCTTAATGTTTACATATCCATTGTGAGAACGTAAAGTATTGTAAATAGCTAAACCATCAAACACACTACCACCAACAGAGTTGATACGCAATGTGATGTCAGCAGTTCCAACAGCTTTTACTTCCTCTATAAAGTTCTTAGCAGATGTTCCGTAGTCACCTATCTCATCATAGATAGATATTTCTACGCTATTATCTGCTTTGTTTTCTATTGAATACCATTTGTTCATTTTGCAAATTTAATAATTAATGTATTATATCTTTCGCAGAAATGGGGTAATCATCTAATATTGTAGTCTTTGTTGAATTTACGCTTGTGCTTATACATAATATTCTGAATGGTTCTTTCTGACACATCGTACTTTATGGATATGTCCATATATGTAAATGTGTAGTTACCATCATTAGATTCCAAGACCTTGTCAAAATCTCTTATTATCATATAATCTCTTAGCTTTCTTGGCTCGATAAGACCTTTCTCTGATAGATGGTTTAGGACATTCTTTATTCCTGCTTCCTCAGAGTATCGCACCTTGACTTCATTGTATATAAGCTCTATGAACTCATTAACAATATCGGCACTATTCTGTCTTATCATACGCAAATATACTAAAAAGTAGCCTGACTTTCAATAGCAGATATTCTATTCTGCACTTCTGTCATATCACTTTCAACGATTACAACCTTAGAACTTCCCATTCCTCCACTTATTAATTGTTGTGCTGACCTTAGCTCACCGCCCATAGCAAACTTCTCTCCGCTATTGAGTAAACCACCATCAGCAAACTTTACACCATTACCATTGTAGCTATTGATAGCTGATAGTACAGGTCTAAACATACTTGTTGATTTTTTGTTGATAATTGCTTCACCACCTTCAGCTTCGTGTATTCTACCACCAACTCTAAATTTAACACCACCATTAGCGTGTGAGTTACCTTGAAACATACCACCTCTTGTTAGTCCACCATTAGCAAACTGATTACCCTGACTATCTTGTAAGAATGTAGCTTCACCATCAGATGAGCCACCTCCGCCACCACTACTGCCTGTTAACGCTTTTAAATTAGATATAACAGATGCTAGTTGCGCTGCCATAGCAGCTACTCTTAATATTGCGGTAAATGGGTCACCGCCTAAACCTTGCTCTGATATTGCGCTAAAACTTTTCGTTAGTCCGTGAATACCCTCTGCTACCGCAGCAGCTTGAGTTATCTTAATACCTATTGCTCTTATCTTACTATTTTCACCTTCTTGCTCACCAATTTGCATTAACAGTTTACCTGTTTCTTTCATTGTGGCAATATTCTTTTCTGTCGCCTTCCTCTTATCTTCTTCCGATTTTATATGAGCATTAGCTTCTTGCTCTTTAAGTTTTATTTTAGCGTCTGTTAATCTTTTTTCTATTTGGAATTTAGCATCAGAACCATCTTCTAGTAATCCAATGGTTTGCTCTAAATGTATTATTTCAGATGCTAAAAGTCTTGCGTTTAAGTCATTTTTATCTTGTTCTTCTTGAACTAAGTAATCTTTTTTAATGTCAAGTAATGCTCGTTGTAATATTTCCTCTTGTATTTCAAGTTGAGTTATACCTTCTCCATCACCTCCATTCCCATTATCGTTATTTTCATCGGTTTTTGGAGCATCAGGAAATAAATCTTCAAAAGCAAATCCTAATTCCTGTGCCATCAATCTATATTTCTTAGTAAGCTCCTCAATAGAGCCTTCAGTAGATTCTAAGGTAGATTTAGAAAGTCCTATGGCTAAGTCCTCAAAACCTTTCAATGTTGCTTCTGCTTCTGCTGATAACCCTTCTTGTTGAGATGATAATTCACCTCTTGATTCTGCTATCTGCATATTTGCTAAATGCTCAGAAGCAGCTCTCCTTTTATCCAATATCTCTTTTTGTTCTTGCTCAAACTTCATAGCAACAACTCTTTTGGTCATAGCTGTAACAGCTAAATCACTTGCCTTTGTTATTTCATCAAGACCATCTTTTTCTGATATAAGGTTTGGTAGGTAATCTTTAAACTCTTTATTTATCTCTTTAATAATAATTCTTCTAGCATCTTCAGATAAGTTTGCATCTGTAAGCAGCTTAATTTGAGAATCAAAAAGTCTTTGTTGCTCTTGCATCAGCTCAATATTGGTTTGCATTGGAGATATAGATTCTGCATATAGATTAAATAGTCTAGCAAGTCTATCCAACATACCTGTAAGTGCAGGAGCAAACTTTTCTACAATAACGATTCTTAAACCATCGAGTGCTGATTGAAAACGAAGGGTAGCACCTTGCAAAGAGTCGCCAATAACACCTGCCATATCCCCCGCAGCACCCTCAGAGTTTCTAAATGCTTCGGTTTGTTTTTCAATCTTATCAATATGTTCTATCATTGTAGATATTGCAGCTACCTGTCTTACATCTACAACCTCAAGCATCTTTTCTACATTAATACCTTCATCCCTCATTCTTCTAAACTCACGAACCATATCTTCTCCTGAGTTTACAGTAAATCCAATAGACTTAGCTAAGTCAGATGATGGGTCACCAAGTTTTAGGAATATATTACGAAGTGATGTACCTGCAATAGATGCTTCAATACCCGCATCTGTAAGCACACCCATAACAGCAGTAGTTTCCTCCAAGTCCATACCTAGCAGTTTCGCAACAGGAGAAACCTTTGTCATTGATGTTTGGAACTTTTCAAGAGTTAATGCTGAACTTGTAAATGAAGCTGCCATAACATCAGCTACTCTAGCACCCTCAGTAGCATCTAAACCAAAACCTCTAACAGTAGAACCAATTACTGTTGCTGTTCTTGCTAAGTCCTCACCTGTTGCTGTTGCACCAAGTAAAGCTGCTTCTTGCACTTCCAAAACCTCTGATGCTGTAAATCCAAGTTTAGAAAAGTTAAGCTGTAAAGCTGCAACCTGTTGTGCTGTAAAGAATGTAGAACGACCTAACTCTTGTGCTGATTTGTTTAGTTTTTTAAACTCAGCATCGTTAGCTCCTGAGATTGCCTTTACCTTAGTCATTTCAAATTCAAAACCCTTGAAAACTTCAACAGCTTGTTTCATCTGTTGTGTCATAAGTTTTGATACTTTATTAAAAGCCACTAAAGCAGCAGCAGCAGCAGCAGCACCTTTAGCCATCTTTGAAATGCCTCCTGAAGAATCTTTAGATGCTTTACCAACTTTTTTGGTTGATTCGGAAGTTTCTTTACCCTCCTTACCTAGCTTATCATAGTTACCCGCTAACTTGCTTATCTCAACATTTAAAGCCTTAATATCATTAAGACCTAGTATTTTAATCTGATGTACTGTTTGTTGCTTCTTCGCCATTATACTTGTTTTGGTAATTGCTTAAATATGTTATTTATATCTGTTGATATTGATTTATCAATGTCGTTAAGAAAGTGTCTTTCATTACTCCCTACTACTCTATTAATAAATCCTGTTCTAAATCCGTTAAATGAAAATTGCTTACTTCCTTTTGTTGGAGTACCTTCCATTTGTATTCTTTTTGCTATTCTACTTGCTATGGAAACCTTTTCGCCTTGACTGCCATAAGGTATTTTCTTAGCATCCATCCAATTCATAATAGCATCAAGATTTGGATAAGTACCTGCCTTTTGACCTTCATTAACAGCGTCTACATATTTAGCTCTTGTCTGAACAACTAAATCAATAGAATCTTTACTCTCTACTAAGTCGTAGTGCATTGTATCAGAAAGATTACCTGTTGCAATATGGTCTTGTTGTTTAAGTTCTTCTCTAAACCTAGTAACAAACTTCTTTCCAATCTCATTGATTGTTCTATCAAATGTCTTTAGTATATTCTTCATATTAATGCTTTAGCTTGTTTTACTGATTTAAGTATAGCGCTTTCAACAGTTTCAAGATTGCTGTCTAAATATCCATCATATGCAGAGAAATGATACAATCCACCATTAAAAGACAAATCAACATTACCCGTTCTTCCAAATTGGTCAAACGTAAAGTCTGTTGTTGGGCAAGTTGCTGAGCCTATTCTAACACCATTTTCTCTTATCTCTAAATTATCAGAGTTCCTTCTAACTGTTATTAAAACAGGATTAGTGGTAGGCTTGTAGTAATATGTAGATGAATCAAATTGAACGGTGTTAGATGAGTCAAACTTCATTATATAGCTCTTGTTACTTGCATCTCCTGCTGAGAAAAACATATTATTATCATCACTTTTTCCTAAAAACCTCATATACTTATTTACAGGATGACCTATTATTTTTACATAAAAGAATATTGTGAAGTCACCCGATAGTGTTAATGCTGAGTTTAACGACATAAAGCTGCTGTTGTATATGCTAAAGTGTATTGGAGAAAATCCGTTTACACCTTTTCCAAACTCACCCAATATTGGTTGATTAGCTATGGTTGATTGAGATAGCTGCACAGAGCTATAAGAGCTTCCCCAAGCAACAACATTAGAGTTGTCTGACTTAATATTGCTATGAAAATCAAATACACACAAAGGACTAACACTAACCTCTGTTGAGTTTTCTACTTCTTTAAATCGTCTTGATAAAGATATGCTTTTTGTTAAGGCAGTTTGCTGTGAAAGTCTTTTTTCGTTAGTTACATAAAGGTCTGTATATGTTATATAATCCCTTTCTGATGCTTTGTAAATAACAGGTGTTAATACACCATCTATTGTGCAATAAACCCTATTGTATAGCTCCTTATCCTTATCTATATTAAACTTTTTTCCTATCATTAGAACTTATCGTTTACTGTTTCCCAATTAAATTTATCTCCTGATAATACACTTTCTTTTCCTAAGTCAAAATACTCTACCAATTCCACCTTTGTAGATTGCTTTAGATGAGGTTTGTAATCAACAATTTTGTTTAACCTATAATATACTCCATCTAAAAAAACTAGATTTCTGTAATCTAAAGTGGCAACATCTTTTTGACTTAAATTTAGATATATATGTCTTATTCTAGGCTTCTGTTTTAACTGATTAACCATCTTGTTGTAGAAAGAATGATATAACCCTCTAAAATCAATCTTACTATCGTGACCATCATCTATGTTTGCCTGACTTAAATAAACATCATTAAAAGATAAATTAGGGTCTAAAAAAACTTCAGTTCCATTATATGTTCCTGCACTTAGCTTAACTCTACTATTGTATATGGTGTCTATGTCTGATGAAGATAAAGATGACCAATCCGTATCGTCAGGCACAGATGATTTAGGTATGGTGCAGAAATTGTAATGTATGAAACAAGCTCTACAAAACTTATCGTTGAAGGCGTTTGAAGTTTCAATTTCACCGTTTGTATGGTAAGAATATCCTGATGTTAAATTATTAGTAAGACCTGTTGACATATATTGAGTGTTACCACTATCAATAGGAATTGTTATTAGAACTCTTGCTCCAATGCCAAAATCTTTCTTACCTCTATCTACAAATCTAGGGAACTCAAGGTTTGAAAATTCTGAAAAATACATAGGTATAACAGGACTTCTATTTATGTTATGAGCAGAACCCGCATCCCTATCTATATAGTCAGGTTCTTGGTAGTTAAATGTAGCTGCAAAATATTTATTCTCAACCACATAGCTTCCATCTGTAAATATATTGCCATCATCAACCTCTCTATATGCACCCCAATCTGTATTGCTTTTTTTGTTATATCTTTCTAACATAGCATCGTTTGAAGCATCTTTGTATTTGAATATCAACTCTGATTTTATATCATATATGAACTCATCTTGTATTTGTTTTGAGTAATCTATTTTATCAGTCCAATTTACCGCATCTGAAGTTCCTTTGTAAAAGTAGTCAAATGGCTCTATCTTAATAATCTTACTACCTGCATCTGTTTGGAATTGTAGGTTAAACATTTGAGCAACACCCGAAACAAAATCAGACTGCTTTCCATCAGGAACAAAGTAGTGTACGTCATTTAGGTCATCACCAACAGATATTTCTGTTGAACCTGCTATTTCAAAAGTTCCACTTTTATATCCAAAAGTTACTGTTCTACCCGAACTAAGATTACCTTTTCTTTGTACTTCAATACAAAACAAATACTTAGATGTTCCGCTAGTAGCATCAACGTATGTGTCGTTCCAATTTATATCAACATCGTAGTTGTTTGAGAAATCCCTAGAATATTTTTGCTCCCATATTTTAGAGTAATAATTGTTTAAACTATCACCTGATGCAGCTTCAGCAGCGTAAATATCTTCACTATCATCATCTTGACATCTCCAAACCTGACCCCATACATCAAACTCACCACCATCATCACCACTATCTGCAAAAAACCTAGCTGTTATATCCCATCTTATTGTATGATTACCTCCTAAGTTCTTTACAAGCAATGTGTTTAGTCCACTTGTTCCTTGCTGAACATTACCATCAGAAGCGGCAGGTGTGTTGGTTTCTGCATCATCCAATACAGAGTTTCCTGAAAATGCAAACTTAGCTAGTTGACCTGTGTAAGTACCTGAACCTATTTTACCTGTTCGTCTTATAATATCAATATTTCCTATTGAATAAGGGTTTAGCGTTGCAGATGTTCCACTTGCAAAAAGAGAAGCTAACTGAGTATATCCATCAGACTTTTCTATTTTTCCGTATTTAAAGTTTGATTGCTCACCCTTTATTTCAAAATCACAAGGAACAATTAAGGATTTAAAATAGTCGCTATTGCAAAATTCACTTTCAACAGTATATCCTTGAGCTATAAATATTTTATCCCAAATATCTTTCAAATAAAACGCAGGTGCAAAATCTGCTTCGGTAACCTGTGGTCTTGAACTTAACCCCTCACCAAAAGACATTAATGGATAGTGAAATTTATCTGTTTGAGATGAATATGTTGCAAAATCTCTTGGGTTTCCCGCTAAAGGTATAATGTTATCAAATGTATAATTTCCTTCAGAAACAGGCGGGTAAGAGGTGTAGGCAGTCTTGCTAAATCTTAACTCGTTGAGGTCAAGGTTTTTAATCTTAGATGCCCAATCCATATTATCTCCAAGAAAAGTACACTCATATTCTAATACCTTAGTGTCTTTTGTAATCTTATAGAATCTCAAAACACCATTTATGATTGGTAAGTTATCTGAATATATTGTAGAAGGCAAATCTTTTCTTACGTTTTTGATGTCAATGTTACCATCTTGATACATATGATTAAACAACTTGTTGTTGTTCCTTGTAGCAGGAACTTTGAAAGTCTTACTAAAACTACCATTACGAGAATTAAAATCTCTTACGTCAAAGTTTTGAAAGTTAAGTGACAAAGGAAAGTCATCACTCGATGTAATATCAAGGTTGCCTAATATGCTGTCAGTAAAATCTCTTAGCTCAACTCTTATTTCTGCCATTATTCTATTGTTCTTTTAGCTTTGCTTTCTATATAATTTAAAGTACATCTCTGTAAGTTCTCATTGTCAAATGTAGTAACACTAGCATCTTTAATAACAACAGGAACATAATAGTTTCTATTGAGCGTAGAATACCAACCCTTAGAGTTAGGTATGTCTGTTTGATACTCTCTTACAACAATGTAGTCTATTTGTGTTATTCCCTCTACATCATCGTGATGAAGCAAAAACATTGGAGATATATATTCAATGCCATTATAAGCTGTTGATGGGTCGTTTATATTATTAGATTGAACAGCAGCAGTTGTAGAATGACCCGTTACATAACCTCTAAATGTTTCCCACTTATCATTAGCAGTTTGGTTGTAAAGCTTCAGAGTAATGTAGTGTGCTGAAGAAAAAGTATCAGAACCACCTGTGCTTATCTTAGTTGTTTTGTCGGCAGCATAACCTGTAAACCCAACAAGGTCATTTCCACTACCATTACCACTACTTTTTATTCTTACCTCTATTTCATATATGCTTTTTGGATTGTACTTAATGAATTTTTTGCTTGATGCCCAAATTGTGTCATTACCTGAGTTATCACCCTTTTTGTAAGTTCTTGTTCCCGTAATATGACCATCAGAAGTTGAGAAAGCAACATCAGTTGTAAAAGACCCTTCTACTTGATTCCAATTATCAGTAATGTTAGATACAGCAGAATAACCACTCCAATCCTCTCTAAATACTTCTTTACCTATCCAACCCTTTTCTATCCATACATTTGGTGAAGCTAATAAATCCTCAAACATATCTTTCTCTGCAATTCCGTAAGGTCTTGATATAGCAGTTCCTTCTTTAACAGCCTTTACCTTTGACTTTCTAACCGATGGATATTTGTCATCAGTAAGACCTGCAACTCTAGGTACTAAAGCTCCGTAATCCTCTGCATACAATGGATTATCTCCTTGAATCACATTTCTGCCACCTGCCGAAGCTCCTAACTGACTTCTAAAGTCAGGGTATATGCTTTGCTCGTATGATTTAGACGATATGTTTATTCCTTCCGTAAAAGCACCATCAAAAGTGTAGCTGTCAATACCACCTAATCTGTTTTGCCAATGAAATCTAACACCATTAACTCTTTCTCTTGTGTGGTCAATGTAATACCTAACAGTTTCACCTATCTTATCACTACCGCTATATTCAGTATAAACTTCGTAATAACCTACATTTGAAAAATCAGTAACAGCACAACTTCCGTTAAATGTACTATCAGGACTTTCTTTTATATTTCTTGTTCCTATACCTACTTGACAAACAGAATAATCTTCTGCTGTGCTACCGCTATCTGCCCAAGAATTAAGATTACTTCCTGTATTACCGTTACCATCTACGGTTTTGTTTATAACTAAAACATAATTATTTCCTGTTCCATTTGCTATTTCGCTTCCGTTTTTATCATAAAACCTAGCTAAAACCCTAACATCATTAGTTCCATCGTCTTTATGTAAGAATGACAGGTATTCACACTCATCGTGACCTATAAGTCTATAATTAGTTGGCTTTGTAGTAAGATACTTTTGTCTATTTTTTAGATAATTAGTATATCCTGTATGAACGTATTGATAAACTAATTCACCGCCATAATCTATGTTTCCTGTTGAGCCATCATAAAGGTGTTCTGCTATATTAAGATAGTGTTCTTCTTCGTGTAGTAAAGCTGTATTTGTTGCGTAAAAAGTTGATGTTTCACTTTCTCCTGAAAGAACTAAAGCACCGCTTGATATAACTTCTAACTCAAACTTAACCTCAAACTTTTGATATACATTGTTTGATATTTCAGCTAGTGTTATATCTCTTTTTACTAAACTTCCTGTGTCGTGAGTACAAGGTCTTAGGCTATAAGACAAGAAGTCACGACAAATAGACGATACATCTATTGTATAATATAATCTACTATTGTTAGGAATGTTTCCTGATGAGTTAAAATTAGGTATGTCTATACTAGGCTGAACTCTAATAGAAACTTTTTGGTCTGTCAAAGCAGCATCCGTAATATTATCGTAAGGAGTTATAGTAACTTTTGAACTTACATAAGCATCTCTATTTGTTGTAGTAGCTCTAGCTGAATATTTTATTGGACTATACACACTTTGAAAGTGACCTAATGGCTCGTCTACTATTTGATATGTTGGCATTATATGTTGTATTTATGTTTTAAGTAATCTGATAATTTTGTAACTTCTTCGACAGTAAGTTCTTTTTCAAATATAAGAATCTCTTGTATGTCAACTTTTAGGTGTCCAATAGTATCTCTAGCTGCACCTAGTCTTAGTGGGTATAGGTCTTGTAATGCTTCTGCATCAAAGTCGGGATTTGTTTCAACATCAACCAAAGAGCCATTCTCAAAAGACTTTACGCTGTGATTGGTGTTGTGTTTTGTAAATGCATTAGCGGAAACCTGATTTGCTGAGTTTGATGTATATATGTAGTCCAACAAATCGTCATCGCTATCTTGCACTTGAGTTCTCCAATTAAGATTACCGCCCTGTGTTGATATTCTAACAGCGAAGTTTGCTTTTGCTGCGTTGTCTAAATTTTTACCTAACATATATCCACTATAACCATCATATCCCTTAGCTACATAGAATACAGATAGTCCATTATTCAAACCATCAGCAGTTCCATCAAGGGAGTCGTTAACACAATCCAAGAAGTCATTTGTTCCATCAAAGAATACATAAGGATAGCTGTTGGATGACATCTCGTACTTATACAGAGGCTTCTTAGCTGATGTTGTTTGTTCAAAGTGATTTGCATTACCACTTTGGTCAATCCATTTGTTTACAACCTCATTACCGCCAAAGAACTCCGTTTTAACACCCATATCAGCCTTTAACCAAAGCAAAGGTGTCAATCCCTTAACAAATGCTTCATCAAGCCTTGTAAAGTCGTGAGAGAACGCATTTAAAGTAAAAGTAAGCCTGACCTGTATCAACTTGTCGTTATATAGTTCTTTTTCTCGTTCAACAGATATACTGTCAGGACTTAAAATTACCTCTTTGTTTGCGTAGCTATCCAACACCCTTTGTAGCCAAGTCAATGCTTCTTGTTCCAATAAGCTAAACACCACATCAAGCGAACCTGCTTGGTTTTGATAGTATGGCTTAACGACTAGGCACTCGAAAGTGTATTCCTCTTGCACATCGCCTTCCGTAGCAGGAAGTTCAGATGTTGGTGGTAAAACAACAAGTAATGGATAGTCATTGTTGTGATTCTCATTGATTTCATTCTCGTAACCAAAGATGAAGCCACCATTTATCCATTGTTGCTCAAACCTATCTCTTAATTCTCTAAGTTTAGTAAAACCCATTATTTTATTTGTTTCCTCTGTTCTTCATTAACAGCTAGTTCATAATCTCCTTTTGCAGTTTTCCAAGACAGGTATGTTAAAACTTTATACAACTTTTCATCTTTTACACTTTGCATAGCATCTTTACCATCTCTTGTAAATACTCCATCAAGTGCTAGGTCGTATAAGGTGTTCAGCCAACCAAATGGCTTCATTATCTTACTTGCCTTCGCTACTGCGATACTTTTTGTTCCGCCATCTCTGAAAAGGTTTTTATAACGTTGATTGATGCCAAAGTTCGTTTGTTCAAAAAAAAACTGAACTCCCATACGATGTCCATTGTCAATCTACGAAATGCTTTCGCCTTTTCATCAATATTGTCGAGGTCAACCTCCTCATCAACTTGTTTACACAATATTGCCATTTGTTCGGGTAAAATATCAAATCTACCGTTTTTTAGGTATTGTGTATTCATTTCAAGCTGCTGACTCTCTATGTAATCACCAAAAGTGCCTGTTCTAAGGAAATCCATAGGGAAATAGTATATATCGCCCTCAAATTCAAAATAGTCCATTCCTTTTGGCTTGTATTCTTCCATAATCTCGTTAAGGCACTCAATTACTGCCATAACATCTTCCATTGGCACATTTGCCATTACTTTGTCACTAATGCCTGTCATATAGATGAATAATTCCTTATACATCTTATTTTCCTGCATTATGTGGTATTTTGTCAAATCATTGTCACTATTTGCTTCTTCTTCTGTGATTTGATACTTTTTTATTATCTCATACACTCCGCAATAGTAATCAACAGTCATTTCTTCCCACTTGTTAGGAATATTGTACTCTTTGCTATTTATTTCTATATTTAACATTGTTCCATTTCTTTTATTTCTTCTTCGTCTTTCATTAGGTCAGATAAATTTCCTACGACATCCATTGTAGAACTATATACGTTTCTCACGCAATCCTCAATAACATCATCGTTTTCTTCATTTCTTAATCCTGCAAAGAAGCCTAATGCTGTAAACATTGTTAAATTAGGGATAGCAAATGCCCATTCCTCTAAATTATCCTTGTTTAAGCCTGTATCAGCAAAATCATTGTGATACATTACAATATCTTCAAGTAAGTCCTGAAAATCATCGTATTTACCATCATTAGCAGTTTCGGTAGCGTTATATACCTGCTTTTGTATGTAAGTAAGGTATTTGCTTACCAAAGTGTTGTGTTTGCTGTTTATATGCTTAAATGTATTCATTTGTGCAAAATTAATTATTAGTATCTGTTATCTGTCGCAGTTTTTGTGCAAATTTCAATTTTATAAGGTATTTATCCAAAAAATACTACTTTTTTACCTTTAAAGTGCTGATTTACGGTCATTACTAGGCAATCCACCATATCATCGTGCCTTGCAGCAGGAAATTGTTGGCATTGCATTAGGAACTCCTCGTTCCAAGCACCCTTTAGTAGAGTAACTCTACCTGTTTCCAATGTTGGACTTATGTCCTGCACTCTAGCCACCTTATCTTTGGTAGGCGGTTTATCTTCTCTTACGTTCAGTCCTGTTTCTCTCATAAGTGTCTGCACAATGGATTTACCACTTGCTTTAGGCTCTACAAATATTTTAGACTGCGTAGTATAGCCATTCTTCTCTACGAACTTGACTATATGCTTTACTAGGTCGGGAAATTCCAACCTTACATTCTGTACTGATGTTATTTGCCAAGTATTGTCAGCAAATACATAGGCTAGTAGTGCTGAAGGGTCATTTTTCTCACTTGCGGTGTATGCAGGGTCGATTATAAAATTGACTACCCCTTCTTTTTGTTTTTCTTCTACCTTGAACCACGATTTCTTAATCATCCCGCTATTTGCAGGTGTTGGTCGCTGTTGTAGTTGTCCTGCATAGCCATAAGAGCCAAGTGCCGACTTGTAATCATCTAAAACCTCTTGTGAAAACCTTTCTTTCCAAAACAGACCATCTTGATATTGGTCAGCTAGGTGTGAAGGCTTTAAGTCGCTAGAAAGTTCTGCGGGAATACATATATGCTTATGTTTGTCGGGTGAGTTGAATAGAAGATAGCCACTTAGGTCATCTTCGTGTACTCTTTGCATAATAATTATCCTAACTCCCGTTGTTGGATTGTTAAGTCGTGAATACAATGTTGACTTATACCATTCGTTAGCATTTTCTCTTTCTATCTGCGAAGCTGCATTTTTCGGAGAGGTAGGGTCATCGACTAGAATTATATCGCCACCTTGCCCTGTTACCGAACCTCCAACAGATGTTGCCCTTCTAACTCCTAGAAAAGTATTCTCGTATCTTGCCTTTAGGTTTTGGTCTTTCTTAATCTGATAGGTTTCACCCCAATGTTTCTGATACCATTCGCTATTGATTATATCCCTTGACTTGGTTGCGTGTTCTATACTAATCTCTGCTGAGTATGATGCTGTGATGAACCTCATCTTAGGATATACTGCCCAACACCAAGCGGGAAACAATACCGTAACGAGTAGTGACTTACTACTACGGAATGGAATATTAATAATTATATCCTTATCCTTTGGTCGATTCTCTTTTATCCTTTCGGCTTCGGCTTGTAGTAAATCGCAAAGATATTTATGGTGAAAGTTTACTGATATGGGAACAGAGGGTTCAGCAATCTCAAAGGCTCTGATGAAGAACTCATAAAACGATTTCTCGCATATGGCTTTCTCCATTGCCTGAAGCAACTGCTTTTTCTGTTGTTTATCCATCTATCTCGATATAGTCTGCCAAGTCATCATCGTCATCGTCATCTCTTTCGAGATTCTCCATCTTAGCTTTTAGTTCATCTAAGCTAACATTGTCATCTAGCTTAATCTCAATCTTTCTGCTGTTCTCTGCTTTAATCTCTGTTGATTGTAGCTTTGGCATTGCGTAGTTTAGCAATTTAGCTATGGCATTGATATATGCTTCAGGGTTCTTAGCCGACAGCTTTTCAAGGGCATCCATAATATTTACCTCCTGCCCACTAAGAGCATTGGCAAGTATCTCCCTTGTTATCTTTGTGGTTTTGGTTATACTACCCTTCTTTCTACCCGTGCCATTGTGATGACCAAAGGTTCTTTTTGGCGCATAGTTTTCCGTGTCAGGTAACTTTTCTTTTTCGTCACTCATAATACAAAGCTAAACAAAATAATAGTAATATACAAATAGCTTTAACCTTAGCTTTATCTTTAGCTTTATTATGTAGGGTATGTTATACCCTTCACGTACCCTTCATTAACCCTTTAATCTATAAAATAGGACTTTAAAATTTTTTTATAATTTTTTTGCCCTCTAAAAACACTTTTCTATATATTTTTTACCATTTCGCACTACTTTTGCGAAAGATTATCTTTTATTTTTACTAACTTGCGAAGGTTTCTTGCAACGCTGAATAAACGTACTTCAATAATAACTCCTAAATATTATCTACTTATAAAATTGAACTTCATTTTGTTGTGGTTATGTACTAATGCAGAAGTAGGGCGGCGCCAAAATTTGACGGTATTATAAAGATACAACAAATTTATTACATATACAAATAATTTAATACTAATTTGCACAAGTTATTAACAAAGTATTTTAACAAATGTTTATAACTTATTGAATGTGGGATTAGGTTATTAAAAAAAAATGCTTATCTTTGCAAAGATTTTGCTAACATTAATAAAAAAAAATTACTGTAATTTTAAGCAAAAAAAAAGACTCAATGAAGAGTCTTTAATTAGTGTTATTTGTTGGTGTTTAATACTTATTGTTTAGTGGGATTTGTTCAATTTCTAATATTAAACTATTATTGTAAACTACTTCAATATCCTTTCTATAAGTATTTTTAAACTCGGCGCAAATTTGTGAATAGCTTTTTTCTATTGTGCTACTTGTGTCTTTAAGATAATCAAGAGCATCATTATATGCTAACTTTTTATTTGTAAACACTCCTAAGATACCGTCATGGTTGCTTCTTAATATGTAAACTAATTTTGTCATTGTTTTAGTTGTTTAATTAATATGATACAAATATAAAACATATTTTTTATATACACAACAAAAAATAAAAAAAAGTACAAATAATTTAATAGTTGTACTTTCTTAATCTAGTAATTTAATCGGCTAACACCCACCGAATAAAGCGCAAATAAATACAATAATTAGCCAAAAAGTAGATAAATTCGTGTCTTCTAGTCGTTTTTTATTACTCATATCCTTAAAATTTTTCTATTTGTAAACCGACTATCCTAGAATTTTCTAACTCGTTCTTATAGTGTTTAAATACCTTCGTTTGTCTTGCCCCTCTAAAGCTCTTAGCATAACACCAAGATGCAAAGTAGAACCTAGAACCAAAAGAAATTTTAGTATTTATTTTATATCTATTTATATTGTTTATATCGTTCATAGTTTTATTATTTTAATTATTACTTACTGAAAAACTTGTTAAAGTATCATTTTCTAAAAGTTTTATACATTGTTTATAAATACTAGTTTTTTTGTAGTGTACACAAAACTTGTTATATATTTTTATTTGTCCATTACTGTAATTTAATGTGAATTTATATAGTATCATTTGTTTATAGTTTTTAATTGTTTTTTTTAGTGGAATATTAAGCCGACTTTTTTATTGCTTTTAATAGCGTTTAAATCATTTTTACTAGCGTTTATATATCCTTCGTTTATCAATTGTTTTTCATCGTCAAATATTTTTGAATGTCTATGTTTATTCGGATCAATTAAATTATCTACTTTTGATCCGTATGAATAAATAACAATAAAATTTTCAGGTAAATTTATTTTTTCAAATAATGGTATACTTTTAGTGTATGCATAAAAAATAACATCTTTATTTTGTTTTGCTATTGTTAACCATTTGTTTATGTATTCATTACTGTAAAAATCTCCACTATCGTGAATACGTAAAACATCTACTTTTTTAGCTTTTATACTGTCGTTTATTGCTTCAATAAAAATATTACTTTTAGTCAAATTATATCTTTGCTCAAATAATGGCTTAACATTGCCAAAATTATAAGCCCCTTTCTGAGCATAACAAAACTTTATACAGTCTTTAGCAAAGGGACAAACAATTTTTCCCGTACTAGTTTTATAAGCCGATATACCAAAGTTAAAAACTCTTTTATTATTTTCTTTGCTAGTCTTTTTTAGTTTACTATTTTGTGTTAAAATTTGACTAATTTTTAGCCCGTTATATAGTTTTATTCTAGTTTTCATATTAGTATAAATTTAAAATGTTAATTAATAGTACTGTAACAATAATAACTTTCCATAAGTGAAAAACTAAATTATCAAGTGTAAAATGTTTTTTTTGTTTCATCGTTTTATTGAGTTTTGTTTCAGCAAATATACAAATTTTTTAATACAAAAATAAAAAACTTTCAACCCATACAACAAAAATATTTAATAAACAAATAAAAAGAACAAAAATATTAATTTGTTACCTTAGTGTACAAACGACACAAAGTTAGTGTAAAAAGTACACCAAGAGGTTAGTGTAGAAAATACACTAAGTAAGTGTACAAACGACACTAAGAGGAGAGGAGGTGGTCATTATAAAAAATTCGGCAGACTAATGGCAGTTTCAGGGCAGTTTCAGAGCAGTTTCGCTGAGGTCAATGGCAGTTTCAACAGGTAAAAAAAATGGGAAGCAGTTTCAATACTACCTCCCATTCCAAAACAAAATTCAAAAAAACAAGTACTATGCACTAACATAATATCTTTTACCTTTGGTTCTAATCCAAAGTAATGTATTTAGTGGCACACTTCTGTATGCACTCTTATTCATATCGTACACATTGATTAAATCGTAGTCAGCAGGATTGTATCGTTGACCCTTTCCTGTAAGACCCTTTGTTACATTGAACCTAGCCAACATAACTCTTTTAGTTCCATCTTTTTTAATAAATTCAAGTGAGAACATTCTGTTATCGTTTCTCATCTTGTTTAGTAAATGCTTTGCTTCTTTTTTAGTAATCATAATAATGTAATTAAATTCGTTATCGTTTAGTTTGTTTATCATTGGAGTATCGAAGTACCCCCCTATACCCCCTATATCCCCCATTTATTTTAATGATTCTATAATAACATCTTCTAAATCAATGTAATCCCAATACAAATCTGTTATATCAATACCTCCATTGAGTATAACCTTTTCTATTTCTAATTCTTCGTAGTTGGTATCTCTCTCTGAATAGTAGTGGTAGAACACCTCTAGCGTGTAATTGTCTTGCTCTATGTAGTAAGAATCTTTTATATTTACGTTGTCTTTCATAATGTTTTAGTTTTAAATTCCTTACAAAGATAAACTAATTTTTTTAATAAACAACAAAATAATTTAATTTATTTTACTTATTATAGGTTTTCCCTCGTAAAATCATATTGATGATGGGTTGAGATACACCATACTTCTTAGCGAGTTTGGTCTGACTTATACCCCCTGCTTTGTATTCTTCTCTTATCCATTCTGCTTCTTCAAGGGTAAACTTGCGCTTGGCATAGCCCCCACCTCTACGGTCTTTCCTGTCGTATATATTAATGCTCATTTTCTAATCTTTCTATCTCAAACTTGAGATGGTTAATAGTCTTTTTAATATCCTCAATATGTTTTGCCTTGTTATCCATACCCTGCTCTACCTTCTTACCTGCACGAAGAAGATATGTAACAGCAGTACCTATGTTGTAGGATAGATTCCAATCCTCTACCACCTTACGAGCTTCATATCCATACACAGAGCCAATGTAATAGCTTGGTATGTTTCTTTCCTTAGCAGTTTCATTGAACAGCTTATTGTTTATTCTCTCTAATTCACTTTTGTTCGTGGTATCCATATTCCTTGTGTATTCGTAATAATATTTTGACTTCATAATTCGTTGTTAAAGTATTTATCTATCGTATCTTTTGTGTGGTCAAAGCCTTTGCAACAGATAGCGTAGTAACCTCTATCTAAAGCGTTCTGAATGAATAACTTTTGCTCCTTTGAGGGATAACACTTCTTGTCCTTTTTTAGCTCTATAAACAAGCCATTGTACGTTTCGTTTGGCTCGAATATAAGCAGGTCTGATACTCCCCTCAAATAGCCTGTACGCTTTGCCTTGAGCCTTTGTGAGTAGTGCCTTTGAAATTGACCACCCATTGTAGCAGTAAGCAGAGTATTTGGATATTGCATCTTTACATATTCTACGATAGCTATCTGCACCCTTTCTTCGCTTAACTTCGGTTTGTCTGACATTCTCTAGTTCTTTGATTCTTTTCTCGTAGTCAGCACATATCTCTTTAAGAATATCCATTCGAAACTCAATATCACTAACATCATCTTTTAAATCTTTGATTGCGAATATAAGATATAAAATAGAAATAAGCAAGAGGGTTATTATTATCGTTGTCATAGTTAAAATAGTTCTGTTTGTTTTATATCTTGTTTATGTATTATTCCCATAGCAGTATCTAATATAGTTTTACCTGCTTCATAATCAACTAAGTTTCTAGCTATCTTGTCTTTAGACTGTTTACCTTTGTATTTTTTTAAAAGCTTGTCTATAAAATGATATTCAGCAAAAGCTAAAGCAACTTTTTTAGTTATGTTTTTATTACAATTCATTTTTGGTGGTTGCCTATGGCTTAAAACATTGGGTAAAGGAAAGTTAGTCCAATATAAATGCCTACCTCTTTTTTTAGCAGGTATTAATGGTTCATAATATGGTATAACATTTTCAATAACATACTTGCCTTTAAAAAAAGAATCTAAAAGTATTATTTCTTGATATAGTTCCATATTAGGATAGCGTATAACACCTTGTGCGTTTAAAAATCAATTTGTTGTTGAATGTGTTGGGCAAGGTGGACTACTCCAAATGAAATCAAACTCTTGATAGTGGTCTAGCAGATATTGATGTGCATCTCCTACTATTACTGTATCATTAGGAAACCTCTCTTGATATAACCTAGCTAATTCCTCATCCCATTCTACTGCTGTTATCTCGTGTTCATCTCCCCACTTGTATCGGTTACCACCTAGACAAGCGTATAAATTTAATATCTTCATTTCAATCGTTTAGCTTTGTTAATAGTATCTCCAATCATCT